TCAGCATCGTAAGCGTCATTTACTTCGGCATGTGCCAATGCCCATTCTTTTTCTAATTGAATTATACGTTCAATTTCTTCGGATTGAGCGGCTATTTCATCGGCAAAGGAAATACCTTTATAATCAAACTCATCAACTGCATAAGCATCGGACAAAGCCCTTTGATATTCCAATAAATCTAATCTTTCTTTTTCCTTTGCAGCTATATCGGCTAATTCAGATTGGTGATCCAAAGCTAATTTATTTATCTCAACCCACATATCGCGCTGGCGTTTTTGATCCTCCGTTAGAGCCTGATAATCTTCCCCCATTGGTTCCCAAGCATCTGAATACGCCTTAGATAGTCCTTCAATGGTATATGCCCATTTTTCTAACTCTTTAATTTCCTTTGGACTCATTCCCTTATCCGACCACGGGGAAGCTGTAGTCGAACTCAGGTCGTACATATTCCTTCCAGGACCAAGATCATTATTCCCAAAAGAAAGATCATATGCCTTTCTAGGTGGCTTGTATTTTTGATACCTCGCCATCTTCTCCCAATCTAAAACGGTATCAGACACGACATCATCTGGAATCTTAGATAGATCAGAAAGAAGACTGATTGCTTTTCCTGTTACTTGAACAAGCCACGCCATTACCTTGGCTAAATCAGCAAGATCATCTATAATAATCTTAATGGAATTTATAAAATCTTTGTCCTTTAATAATTCTGTGAAGTCCTTCAATGAACTCGTCGCGGTGTCTAAAAAAGCACCCGATCCGATCTCATTCTTTAAATCAATCCATGCTGTTTTAAATCGGTTTAAAATACCAATGGGTTTATCGGCGGCAAGTAAGGCGGGACCGGAATACAAACGACTTAATTCTTTTGCTAGCTTTGGAATGGCGTCTGTAGCAATAACCTGACCCTGTTCCAACATTTTATTCAATTCTTTGGTGGTAACCCCTAATGCCCGTGCCATCGCTTGATAGGCACCGGGAAGTCGTTCACCAAGTTGCTGTCTCAGTTCCTCTGCGTTGACCGTCCCTTTAGAAATCATCTGGGATATAGCGTACAGGGACATCTTGACCTGTACATTGGTCAATCCCAATGCTGTACCCGCTTCGGATACGGCACGAAAGATGTCCCTAGTCCCTTCACCCTCTAAAGCTGTGTCTTTTGCGGCGGCGGCGATAAACTTGAAAGAATCGGTAAGGCTCCAGAACTCTTGACCGAGTTCCATAGCTGTTTGGCGGATGTAGGATAGTTCACGGCGAGCATTCTCAGGACCACCTCCCCCTGAGGCAATGACCATAAAAGCACGATTGACTTGGTCAACCATTACTTGTGTATTCCACAAATCCCTTGCGGCAAATGTGGCGAATGCACCCGCTGCCCCCGATATAATTGTCTTCGTATTGATTAAAGAGCGGTTCAGTCTATTAAAATTAGAATCCAACCCGTTGATCGTCTTACCGGCCTTGGCTGCGTCTGCCCTAAGACGGGATGTGTCTAATCCAATCCAAGCGTGTAACCCCCCGATTATGTTCCCGATTGACATTATTTATCCTTAACTAAGGGCATTAATATTTTCATCTGCTCTTTCCAGGATTGCTTCTTTTTACCTAAACCAAATATTTTAGTTCTGTCCGGGAAAAAGTCTTCAGGTTTTATTTTCTTTCCTTTTTTCAAATGGGGTTGAATTGTTACGGAGGCTAAAACACCGGCCCTTTCATCGTCGCGTTTTGGTCCGAACGGTTCCAATAAGGAATAAGCCATCCATTCGGTCAACTGTTTGCTTGTCAATTCCCTCAAAAGATGATCTGGATGAGGATAACCCAAGGCCAAGGCCAAACGAAACTGAAAAAGTTTGTCTGGCCGCTTGGTCAGTTTTTTGCCAATTCCTCAACGTCTTCCTTTCGGAGTCCTGACAATTTTTGAGCCACTTGAAAAACCCGATTCAAAGCAATTGCGGATTTATCCCCTAATGCTTTGATGTCTGCATCGGAAAACAGTCTCTTCCCCACCTCATCGATAATACACCGCGCACACAGACTTGCACGAACAACTTTCATTCCGGGGGAATCCGCCTGCTCAAACAGCTCATGTTCAAATGAATCACGTTCCGATGCCGTAAGTCCACGCAATCTAACTTCACCACCCCATTCAGGAACTTTCACGGTTTCTTCTTGAAAATCTTTTGCTTGAAGAATGTCTTTTTTGGTTAAAAGTGTCATTCAAATACTCCTTATTCATTATAGATAAAATGGTTCTGGACATAAAGCATTTTATTTACGAGCTAAGTGTTACCACGCCACTAATTTTAATCGTGACGCTTGCGGTCACTTTGTCGTCGGTCGGGATCGATGTTCCCAAGGCCGTCACATACCCGGCAAATTCCAATGTGGTAGAGGTGGTGTCGGGGAAGACAATGTGATAATACCGGATGCTAGACGCTTCAAAATCCAAGAGCATGTCATCATAGGTATCCACCGTGAAATTCATTTCAAGCGTTATTTCCCCCGCATCCCGAAAAGACGGGATAAAGGTCCGATACCCACCCGATGTATCCAAGGCCGTTGTGTCAATGGTTTCACGGGACATATTCGGGCCGTCAATCGAATTGATTTCACCAATCGCCGCATAAGTCGTCACTGTCCCACCTGACGAATCATCGCCAGAACTGTCCTCGGTTACACTTCTCAACAATTGTGCTCCTACTCCTGCAATAGCCATTTTAGTTCTCCTTTTTTAGATTATGGATGCCTATTCATACGCATATTCGCCGTCAATAATACACGATTCTTTTCATCCCTGCCAAGATAAAAAATATCTCCTTGCTGCCAAAAAACATAAGTGGTTGAGTTGATCGTGAATCGGTTCCCGTGTAGAATGTCGATAATGGCTTTAATCGATGCGTAAGCTTGCCGGTAGTTGTCGGACACATCACGGCTCCTAATTTGCATAGTAGGACGTTCATATGTCGCTACCGTGTCGGGATCAAGACCTCCCGTGTCTAAAAGCGTGATGCAACGATCCGGCGAATCGGGTTCAAAAGAAACAAATAAATTAGTTCCGAAGTCGTAAGTACCTGAAGATGAACTGTCACCGTAAGTTTCCAATACATCTTTGACATCGACGGATGGGGAGTTCATTTTTTAATCCTTACCGCATCTCTAATTATCTTGAGAAACCTTCTGGTATTTAACATCAAAGGCCATTCCAAGAATTTATAATTTCCCACATTGGCCCAGTGCTTGTATTTTCTACCGGATGGGGATTCCCCATAGGTTCCACCGGCTCTTAGGTTCTCATGGACCCTTGCCGCATAAACCGCATGATAACCAACATACACCCGCATACCATTCCGAACGATAGCTGGATCGACATATCCGGAGGCCCTCAACACACCCGTATCAACCGGAACTTGCTTCTTTGATTCACGCAAAAGAAGCATACCGGCTTTTAAAAGACCGGCACGGGAAAGACCCTCTATCTTCGCAATTTCACGATTGAGGTTAGAAATGACTCTTTTTTTACCCCGGATAACAATAGTTGCCATTAGAGCAACGCCTTTCTTTCAAATTCGGACGCATCTAAACTAGGAACCTTTGAAAAGGACTTTATCTCATAAGCCCCGGAAACATCATACGGGGAGGACGCAGCACTGGTTCCCAAATACAAATAAGACCCAACGGTGACATCCTGTTCAAGAAACACTTTGGATTTGCTTACCTTTTCCTCCCCACTTTCATTCATGTATTTCTGATTAACGTCTTGCCAGAAAACAGTAACGGCAACGGGCGTCGAAAACGTCATGCCGCCATAACCATCATTTCCCGCCAATGCCCAATATGTCGCGGTTTGTGGAAAAGTTCCGAAAGTCATTAGTCCGTATCCGTAGGCAAATCCATTGCTACATCAAAAAGGATCTGCGGTTTACCTATTTTGGACAATGTCCCGGTTGTGTCTAATGCAATCGCGGCTTGCCCATAGGTGGTTCGTAAAAGACCTGTATTCGTATTCCAGTTATACGATTCTTCCGTTTCCCCAATTCGTTTGCTTGTCGGTTGTCTTTCTTTGCAAACAACAAAATGAGCGGCCAGCCAACGTTCGATTTCCGTCAATGTTGCTGCACTCAGACCAGAAGAACTAAGTTTATCTGTGACAATCAAATTGGCCGCAGTAATGAATGCCGTCAAATCAGTCATGCTTGTTGTCACTATTTCTTTAACCAACGCGCTGTTTGTTCTGGCCATTTCTTTTCCTCTTTGCATTGCTCCATAATGCCGGAGTTATAAAATTGAGGACTTCTTTTTCTTTCCACTCAAGCTCTAAAAAGTCGGAGATACAAGAACGCATTGGCTGTAAATCCCCATTGATCATGTCTTGAGGCCACACTTGCCGGATACACAACCCGCCATTAATCATTTGCTGGAAACATCGATGATGCTGAATAACCCAATGTTTCCAACCTTCTTCTGTTTGATATGCTTTCATAAATCCGGTTTGGAGACAAGAATGAATTATGTCACCCCCATCACGGCGAACAATGATCCATTTGGCATTTGGAAAAGCGGCGTCCCAAATCGGCCAATGCACGGCAATCTTAGGGTCTTTAATGAACCACGGGCCTTTATAATACCCCTGCTTCAAATATATCCTGCGGACTCGACTCCCCCAATCCACAACGAAACTCCGATTATTTGTATACGAAAAAACTTTGTTTATATCGGGCAAAGGTTTCTGACATCTTGGATCTGCGTCTATTTGTCTGAAAAACGGTTTTATGACCCAATTGCGAACTTCAAGGTTTTCAAACATGCCCCGTTTGTTCTCTTTGTGAGCCCCGGCAAGATTCCCACCAAACGCCCCACAAATATGAACGATTCCCGCTGTCATTGAAGTTCCACTTCTCGCGCACCCGGTTATCAGGATCGGATCGATCATTTGTAAACCCCTATCGCCCAGTCCATTCCTTTTTCCTGTTCAAATAGAATTTTCCACCCTCGCTTTTTGAAAAAACTTCGGAAATGAACTCTCCCCCACCTCAATACATGGGAGGACCCACCCCCTCTCCAAACTTTACCTTTTTCCTTGATTGGCATTTCCAAATACATCGCGTGTCGGGTCTTGGGTTCGATGTAATCCAGGATCGAGAATACTTCATGGGAGGCAAAATGCTCCAAGGTGTGTGTAGATACAAAAACATCATGTGCCTCGATCTTCGTGTCCCAAAACTTCGCACTTAAATGAATCGGATGGTATTTTTCATGCTGTTTTGAATGCTTGATGGCTTTTGAACAAACATCATACCCTTTCCAAGAATAGATATTCGGGAACTGGTTTAACATCAACATTGCCAGTTCGCCGCAGTAACAACCCAATTCAACAACTTCAAAACCATCGACCAAAAAACCAAGTAAACGCTTCGCCCATGCTGGATGGAAAAAGACCTGTTCTCTTAATACATCAAACCAATAATCGTTCAAAACAATCAAATCATCATGGCTGTAATTTCCGGCAAGATAGTTATCCCGGTAGAAATCCCAATTCTTGCAATCGATTGTTTCCGTCTTGGTCTGTTCGATCAAATCCATCAAATTTCACCATGCCATCGTTTGTGCCGTTTAGCCGGGTTCCCTATCCAACTGTACCCCTCCTCCATAATTGACTTGGTTACAACGGCACCCATCCCGATAAACGTATTTGAAGCAATCGAAATCCCGTTCCGCAAAACAGCATTCCCGCTTATAAAACAACCGCTGCCCACGGAAACAGAACCCAAAAGTGCAGTACCTTCGACAATCAACGTGTTCTCACCCACCCGGCAATTATGACCGATATGGACACCGGCATCGATTTTAACGTCATTGAAAATAGTGGTTGGGCCGAATGTTCCCCTTGCAATGGACGCCTGTGGACCGACCACAACACCATCCCCGATAACCACATTTCCCATATGCTTCATTTTGACAAGTTCATTGCCTTTTTTCGCATACCGCAACCCCTCATTCCCGATACACGCATAATGGGATATCCAGGCGCTCGGTGAAATGCTGTTTGGATCTGGATGCCTATCCTCATTGACTTTGTTATGATAAAGCACAAAATCGTAAAACGGATTCATCGACGGTATCCAGCGAATGTTCTTGGTGTTGACTAAATCAAAAGATGCGGGAACATACACCTCAAGATGTAATTTGGTCTTGGCGATAAGCATCATCCAAAAACTG